ATGGGAAGTTTACCTCGCTTGACCAGTATTTATGTATAGAATGTGGTGCGCCCCGCGATCTTTGTCGCCGCGCCCCCACCGACAACGGCCGTTGCTCAACCCACCAGGGATATATGATTACAGGCCCGTTGAACAACATATTCAAAACGCCAGGGCGGGCCAGGATTTATGGACAAAACTTACAGGGCGAGTTACAGCAAATGTATATTGAGGCCGTAACAGACCCAGATTTTCTCTCTGTCGCCCCAGAAATCGCCGCTTTAGCGGCCCGCTCTGGCGAATTAATGCGTGATATTGGCGATACGGACTATTTATTGGTTTCCGCTAAAATGAGACAGGCAATCCGTGCCATGCGCAACGCGGCGAACGAAGATGATGCCAGTGGCATGTTGCGGGCGGCCGGTGATATTGAGGAACAACTAACGGCCGTGGCCGACGACAAGCGTAGATGGGACGAGATCGCGGCCATATCTGGACGGCTTGGCCGGTTGACAGAAACAGAGCGCAAGCGCATTATTGAGGCCCAGAAAGTTATTACTGTCCAAGAAATGTATACGTTACAGCAGGAAACGCTTATGCAGATACGTGACGCTTTTGCCATTGTTGCCGATAGCGTTGTGAAATGGGTTGGCAGGGGCAAGCCGATAGAACAACCCAAACTTCGGCAATATATGCTGACAACGCTACATAAAATTATGAGCGGCGATGTGAACCTTGACAAAAGTTTGAAAAATGACGAGCCGCTCGTCATAGATGGCGAAGTTGAGTCAGCGATCTAGTTATGGATCAACCAGAACTTGAACGTTTAAGGCATGAATCCCTTAAACCACAGGTCAGGGATCTGTGGGCCAAGGGTTTCATTGATGGGTTAGACCCAGACAATGATGATGATTTATCTATTTACCAAACCGATCCGGTTGGTTTTGCCAAAGAAATTCTAGGCGTTGTGCTTACCCCGGCGCAACATGAACTATTAGAGGCGGTTCGTGATTACGAAATAGTTCAGGTTAAGAGCGCCACTGGTGTAGGAAAAACCTTTGTACTTGGTGTTTTGGCCGTGTGGGTCTATAAGTGTTTTGAGTGGGCGCAGGTCTACACGGCCGCTGCGCCGCCTGAGAGCAATTTGCGCCGAGTTCTTTGGGGAGAGATTTTCACTATAGCTAGGGATAACCCAGAGCTATTTACACAAGATAGTGTTAAGGCATCTTTGCATATTAATCGCCACCCAAAACAGTTTATAACTGGTGTTACAATACCCAAGGATGCCAGCGAAGAGGACATCGAAACCAAATGGTCAGGCAAACACTCCCCCGTTCTTGTCTTTATATTTGACGAGGGAGATGGTATTCCAGATCCAGTTTATCGTGGCGCTGATGGTTGCATGTCTGGTGGCACTTTTGTACGGCAGATTGTTTGTTATAACCCAAAGAAACGACAAGGAATGGCCTATCGTCGCGAACGCGCCGAGCGAGCGCATATTATTAAAATGAGCGCCCTGGATCATCCCAACGTTATAACTGGCAACGATGAAATTCCAGGCGCGGTTACAAGAAATAAGACTGTCCTTAGAATTTATGAATGGACGGAACCAAAACCGATTGAAAAAACAGAAATAGATAGCACTTGCTGGCGAGTACCGGCTTTTCTTGTTGGCGAACGGGCGACGAAAGAGAACGGCGAATTAACGCCGCCACTACGCCCCGGCTGGCGTGTCGTTACGGATAACCAGTTCTACTATAAGGTTATTGGAGACTACCCGGCCGGTGGTGTTGATAGGCTTTTGGCCGACGAGTGGATTGACGACGCTGTTGCTCGTTGGGAAATGATGCGGGCGGCAAATAACAACGAGATAATGCCGCCACGCGGCATCAGGCCGACTATGGGATTAGATGTTTCGGCCGGTGGCCCAGACTTTCACAGCGCCGCATTTAGGTACGGAAATTGGTGGGATGTGCCTATTGTCTGGAAAGACAACGATCCTAGTAGCGCGGCCGAAAAAGCGGCCGAACTTTATGTTGATAGAAATGCCAAATCATGCAAGATTGATGCAACTGGCGTTGGCGCTGGATCTGCCGGGACAATGACAAGACAGGCCCGCCGCCTTAATTCCTATATCAGCGCGGTGCCAATTATGGTTGGCGAGAAATCAAGGGGTTTTTCTGATGAATCAGACAGGGCCGCCTTTGCGCTTGTTAGAGATGAGGCTTACTGGATGCTACGTGTTATATTCCGAAAGGGCGATGTAGCTATCCCGCCAGAAAGTCATAGCGAGGCTTGCAAGCGATTGCATGAGGCGTTGCGCCTGTTGACGTATGACAGAAATTCCAGGGGCGATCTAAAGATTATTGATAAAAATACCATGCGCAAGCGCCTGGGATTTTCTCCAGATGAATTGGAAAGTTTCGTAATGACTTACGCACCAGAAAATGTATCAATTGGGGGTATTTGATGAACATTACACTTAGCAGCGGCGAGCAAGCTGTAGCAAAAATGTTGGCGCACATGAGACATGGGGCGGCTAGGAGTACGGGTAGGCCAAACGAAAAAATAGGAAACCAGGACGATGAACTTACAGACTTAAATGGGATAGGTGGCGAGATGGCCTTTTGCAAGGCCGCAAACACATATCCTGATTTTACAATCGTGGGCAACGGCGAGATCACGCCGGTATCTGATTGCAGCATGTTTGGCGGAACCTGGGATATTAAGACAACGGTTTATCCCAATGGAAAATTGTTATTGCGGCCGTCGAAGGTAGAATCTAGCAGAACTTGTGATTATTATGCGCTAGTTGTTGGCGAAATGCCTAAATATAAGATAATAGGTTGGGCAAGCGTCGGAGAATTAGTGCGACAGGTCAACATGATTGACCTTGGATATGGCCCAACATACGCCCTGGAACAAGTGGATTTACATAAGTGCCAGTGGCTAACTTGAACATTCGTCCTGGTAAAGTTGACTATTAGCATAAGATTATGTTATCTTTTAGGGTAGTGAATGTGTGCATGAATGAAAGGAATACCCTATGGGCGTTAAAGTAGTTGAAGAGATCCCAGGTTGGGTCTATGACGACCGCGGGCTATATATACCATCTGGCATTTACGATTTAGGTAAGTATTTACCACACCCCTTTGACAATCCACAATACTCGAACATTCTAGGTGGAAACAATGTTGTCCGTCATGTAGATGGTGTTGGCACCATGCTGGCCCACAACCAAGAGACCGGCGTTGCCTTTTGGCCCGCCTATGCCTCTGGCCTTGACGATATGTTGATGCGAGCAATGGTCAGGGGATATATGGGAAACACCGGCCAAACACCCGTTCCAATTTCTTTGCTGGCAACGATCGTTACTAAGATCCAATCCATGTGTAGTACGTGGGTTAGTACCGTCAGGGGCAAGAGATCCCCGGTATCGAAAACGTTAGATTTGATGTCTCGCGCCCAAGATAGTCAATTTGGCTCGGCCGAATTTGTAAAACTATATATGGGGGCATTACTTACAGAAAATCGCGGCGCGATTGGCGCTCAGGTTCCCATAGAAACAATAGCTGTTGACGCATGGGATCAGTACGGGATGGAGTTAGAGGCTGTTCAGGGCCAGAAGTCAAACCGGGAAAATATGTATATCCTGCGCATGACTACTGAAAATTTCAGGGAGAATCAGGGCTTGTGGATGGTTGATGGCCTGAATTGTTTCCCAACCGGGAATTCTGAATATCCATACTGGATTGCCAAATGGAGTGCGCAGAGAAAAGAAACCCTGTTTGTTTTAATACACCGCGACTTTGGTTTTCAGTTGAAATCAGAGGCCGCTGGCAAGATAAATTCATATCCCGGTTTCGGCCAATGTCCAACGTGGCGATTCTCGCCATATTGCGTTAAGAACATGGCGATTGACCGGCAAGATTGGGAACATTTGATAAACCAACCCGCTCGCGGAGTTATTTGGGTTAGTGGGTTAGATTATGCAACCCAATTCCAAGATTCGATTGAGGCATATCAACAGGCAAGAGAAGAACAGAAAATGTTCTTTTATCCAGGCGTACTATTCGGCGGCAGCCGGGGCGAGAACAGTAAAGTTGCGATAATTCCGTGGTCTGAGCCGCCTGCCGGATACACGGCCGAGGGTTGGCGTAAAGAATGGGTGGATGCTTTGGCTGCCGCTTTTCACCTAAACGTGACCCATTTAGAAGTTAGAATGGGCGAGGGGGCAATGACGCAGACGGACGTTGCCAGTAGCTTAGAGGCTGAAACGGCCGTTGCCGCCATGAAGC